TCGGCGCGGGCCGCAAAGCGGTCGAAGACACGCCCGCGCCGATCTGGCCGTAAATCAATAATTCAAGAAACCAGCCGCATTTTGCGAGGTACAATACTAGGCTACGCTGCTTTTTTAGGCACCTTCTCTTATTAAGGGGGCGCGACTTTGCGTGGCGAACGTGAAAAATCTATACCCCTCCCCTGGATGGTCCAAAGTCGCGAAGGGACTGTTCACGGGTGATCATCGTCCAAAATGGATCTGTGAGGGCCAAACAGGTAGACATCCGGCCTTCCAACAACACTACTACTCAACACACACTCTCAACACTACACAATGGCAACTGCACCGAAGAAGATCCCCCAGTGGAAGCTGGATATGCTCGCTGATGCCACCGTTGCGGCTGATCTCGTCATCAAGAAGGCTGAGGCCGACAAGGCTGCCGCGGAGACTGCGGAGCGCCTCGCGAAGGAGAAGGCTGAGCGCGATGCGGCGTGCGCGAACTTCCATGCGTGGAAGCTCACCAACAAGTATGTCATGGATCGGGTACAGGTCAGCGCAGGGGTCGCGAGTAAGACCGAGCGCGGATGGGAGGTGGAGCCGAAGTACCGCATGATGCAGGTCCCGAACAAGGAGAAGTGCTCCTACTGCGGGAAGCCGTGAGACACAGAGAACGAACTAGGGCAGGTCCTTTTTCAATTGTGCTAACGTCCAAAACGGATATATTAGGCCCAATATTTTAGACCCTAGGGATAACACGAACAAAATGCCTACCTGTACCGCCTTCACTCGCAACGCGACACCATGTACTGCAAATGGACACACCAATGGACTGTGCGGTCGTCACGCCCCTATGACGGCCACGCCAGAGGCACAGGCACAATTCACACGAGATCAAGCAAGGTTACGAGCAATGTGGGTTGCCACCGCTGGAATGGTTCCTGTCGTGGCTGCGGAGCCCGCGGCACCTCCACCGGTGTGTGGACACCCCAAAAAGAACGGGCAGCTGTGCGCAGTTCGGGCGCAGCATCCGGACGGAAAGTGTACCGTCCACCACAACATGCTGGTCAACCATCAGGACAAGATTGTGCTGAACCGAGCTGTGGCGGCCGCACGGTTCCGCTGGCGCCGTGGCGACGCCTACAACGAGATTGACGCGTTTGTTGAGGAGACACTGCCCACGATCGGAGAGCGGTGGCGCAACAACTTTCGGTGGCGAGTAGACAACTTGCTGCTCTCGGATTTCATGGATGCGGTTCAGCTCATGGTGGATGGTGGGGAGGCACGCGGCCCGATCCATGAGATCATCAATGGCTGGGTTGCCCTCGAGCGCGTGAGCGAGCGTCGCGGCCTCATCTTGATTGGCACGGCGGATCGGCTCGTGCGGCATCGTGAGTGGCGACAGGCAGCAGCACCGCCCCCGGTCCAGGGCGGCCGTGAGGCGCAGTTGGCCCACGATGGACAGAACGTCCACACAGTGGAGATCTCGAAGCAGATGCGAGATTCCATTGACCTGCTCCTCGCAGTTCAGGTTCCTGTCACGCAGGTGAATACCTTCGAGGAGCTGTCAATGAGCTGGCGGCGGCTGGCAACGACACAGAAAGAGTTGGATGATGTGTATGCGGATTCGGTGCGGTGGTGGAACACGTCCACAATCTTTAAGACTGGAGACAAACTCTACCGAAAGTGCCTGCGGGGACTCTGGTGGACCATCAAGAGTTACAAGGGAGAGGTTCGAGCCGAGCTGGAGAAGCGGCTGTGGCAGGAGTGCAGGGAGGCCGCGATTCCGTACTCAGTGTGTACGCAGGGGCACATGGCTCGGCTGAGCAACGTGATGGTGGGGTTCGATGAGGCATTTGTGCCACCCATCCCGGTTGGGGAGATCCTCCAGCAGAAGATGGCTGCGATCTCTGCAATGGATGTAGAGTACGATAAGCAGATTGAACTGGCAGAGGCGGTTCTGGCGGAGCTGAAGATTCCCCATGAGGAGCACAAGAACTGGCTGGCGGCGTTCTGAGGCAGTGATGGCGATCACAACACACAATAACTTTTTACATGCTGACCTACCCTATCGTCTAAAATGGATCTGTTCGGTCCAAACAAGTAGACATCCTGCCTTCCAACAACACTACTACTCAACACACACTCTCAACACTCTCAACCTCCACTGCAACACACTCCAACTCTTCACAACCTCCAACCCCAGACAGAAATGTCGATCATCTCGCTGGTGCCGTTCAGCGTGCGCCAGCGTGGGCGCGGCCTGGTGCGCGATCCGGCTGTTCACGGGTACTCGCTGCTGGACCCGCAGTGGGTGCCCATTGGCACGACGGTCTCGGACCGCAAGAAGGCATCAATGATCAAGAAGGCAGACCGCGTGATTGCGGTTCTGTCCCGGTTCGTGGCGCGCGTGGCCCGGATCCACCGCTTCCGCAAGATCTTCTCCAATGGAGATCTGGCGTGGAGCGTCATCATGGAGCGCGAGGACACGCAGCAGCGCAACGAGCGCGAGCAGAACCTGCGCAATCTGATCGTGATGCCCGAGGAGCAGCTGTACGCTCACTGGCGCGAGCAGATGGCGGCTCACCAGGAGATTGGAAATCTCTGGAACCTCATGAACCTTGTGAAGGCAAAGCGGGCCGAGCGCGAGCAGCGCATCCGCGAGAACCAGATCATCTGGACCGAGCTGAATTTCAACCAGATCGGGATGTCGGTTCGCTCGAACGAGCCGATGCTGACGGGGTTCCGCGTGGGATCCACGGTGATCACGCCGAGCTGGGTGCCCATGAGTTTCACGAACATTGGCGTGCCGCTGCGCCTCCACAACCCGCAGGTGGTCGCGCCGGTGCGTCGCGTTCAGATGGGACGCTTCGCGGCGCTTGATGATGACGAGTAAAAACACAACACAATACCAACAAACACAAAACAAAATACAAAATATTTTTCAATTACAATGAGACTGAAGACCTTGCGTCGTTCGCACAACAAACTGAAGAAGTGGGATGCAGTCTTTGACAAGGATGGCAAAGAGAAGGTCGTCTCGTTCGGAGCCAAGGGCTACAGTGACTTTACAAAGCACAAGGATGTGACTCGTAGAGCACGCTATTTGAAGCGTCATTCTGGAATGGGGGAAAATTGGAGCAAGCCGGACACACCAGGATCACTCAGTCGGTGGATTCTCTGGAACAAGCCCAGCCTCCGGGGCAGCCTGAGCGACTTCCGCAGGCGCTTCCACCTCTAAGCGGCGACCGTCGGGACCGCGACGGGCTCAGGGGCGACCGTCGGGACCTCGGCAACCGCGACAGGCTCGGGGGCAACCGTCGGGACCTCGGCAACCGCGACAGGCTCGGGGGCAGCCGTGGGGACCTCAACAACCGCGGGCTTGGGAAGGGCGGGCGTGTCAATCTCAAAGACGGCACGACGAGCACCCGTCATCTTCAGTTCACCATTAACAAAGCGGAAAGGGAGATAACTCATTTATATAAAACGAATCCTTTTTTTGCTAGACCAAACCCTAGCAGTGAAGATGGCTCTCTCTAACCAACAACTCAACAATGAACTCCTTCGTCTCGGCGCCCACACATCCGGCTCGTATCTGCGCCGCATGGAACGGCTTCTTCGGTTCCGCTCGTATCCACCCAAGGTCGACATGACCGCTGAGCTGGATCAAATAGGAAAATTCAACCAGTCCGAGAAATCGGCTGCTTGGGCTCTCCTGTATCTTAGAAATCACAAAATGGAAACTCGTCAATCAGCAACGATCCCTGTATCAGATGGACGTAATTGGAAGATGTATTATCTGCCAGCAACCCCTACAGTCTTCATCCCACCGGGAGTGCCTGATGAAGGGTCTCGAGTCGGGCCAGTTCAAGAGCAAAGCGGATTGGCTGAAGCAATCGAACTCCAAGCCTAAGCCGAAGAAGATGATTCGCAAGGTGTTGGTGGAATGAGCGCAGCCCAGCTCACAGGAAACTTACTTTTTAACTGTTCAGCAACTTGACCCGCAACGATGCGGATCTCCTTCTGAGCGTCGGGTCCCAGTCGGAGGTGACACAACCGAGCGTAGGCAGCGATGGAACCCGTCTCAATGAACTCAGTCATCATGTTCTGGGGCAGGACCATACGGGCCTGCTCTGGGGGGACGTTGTTCTTCAACAGATGATCGTATGTAGTGAACGCATCCCTGCAGTGCTCGGCCATAAGCTCATAAATCAGAGCGTTCTCCGGATGGACGTCATCATTGCTACCCTGCTTCTTGCCGGGAGCACGAGTCCTGAACTCGGGAATGTGGAAGGTGGGCGGATCATCCACATAACGGCGGGATACCTCGTTACGAGCAAATCCAATGGTGTGGCGGAACCACTCACGAGCCATCCAAATCGGCATCTTCAGGCGAAACCGAGCCTGGGGATGGAAGAAGGGTGATGTGTGCTCGTGATCAGCAAGATACTTGATGAGCTTAGCGTCTTTTTCGCTGAACTCATCCGTATGTTTTCCCAGAGAGACGCGCGCGGCATTCACGACAGTCAGGTCATCTCCAAAGGTCTCAAGAAGCGTTACGTTGCACTCCTCGAACATGATAGTAGTTAGAGTTGGATGTGAAAATCAGTTGGAGGCACCACGAGACGGTACAGGTCCTCCAGTGTCAGGGTACGTCCCGAGTCAAAGTAGAGACCCGCAATCTTGTTGAAGAGATGGACGTAGAGAATCGCAACGGTCGCACTAATGACCAACGTTTCCTCCATTACTGGAGGGCGATGTTTTGCGTCCTCGGAAGCCTACGCGACAGAACAGTACGCTGGGTACCCCCAACGGACATGTCGTCTCCATCCTGGATTCCCTCAATCGCGCGCAGTGCCTCAGCTACACGCTGGGGCTGATCAGCAAACTGAAGCAGAAGCTGGGTGCGGATCGCAGCACGGCGCAGAGGCGGGCGAACCGTACGAGTTGACCGAGCAATAGTCCCCACTCCTCCCTCAATGACAAAGTTGTCCAGATTATTGCCCTGCATGAACTCCAGTACGTTGCCACCAAGACCGGTCTTGCGATCCCTCAGGACCTTGATCTGTGCCTGGAGTGCGCGGATCTGATCATCCAGTCCAATCCACTCCCTCAGCGTCTCGCGAATCTGCGTTGCGTCCTCCTGGTTCTCCATGACTTTCTCTTTGTGCGTCTGTGAAAGCCCCCGGTCGGTTTGGGCAGAGTGGGTATTGTTTTAGGAACCGCGGGCAGAGACTTGGGCAAAGTAGGCATGGTGGGTACTGCGGGCATGGTGGGTACTGCGGGCATGGTGGGTACTGCGGGCATGGTGGGCACAGCGGCTCGAACACTCGCGATGGCAGATGATGCGCCCGAAGCAGCTTCCCTCACTTGATCTGAGAGTCCCTTGAATCCGTCCTTGGCTTGAGTCGTCATATCATTTGCTACCTCGGACACCATTGCAAGCGCATTCGCAATGTCATTGCCTAACTTGATTCGCTTCTCGTCGAGTCTCGCCACTGTACGATTTCCTTCAAGAAACATATTCGCAATCACGTCTCCGATGGGCGGGGGAATAATACGAATGAAGGATTCTGTCGCAGCTGTAAAGTCTTGGCGACTGAGAGAGACGATCGCAAATATCGGCCATACAATGAAGCCAAACATGGCAGCCATCACAAGTCCTGCCATGGACGCATAGGGAATAGGTACAAGGCCAACAATCGCAGGGATGGCGGACTGGAAGGTCTTGGTTGCGATCTTTCCACCAGCAAGAATTAGGTCAAGGCCAGAACTCAGGATGCTTCCAACCAGAGGGGTGCGCTCCAGGTAACTCAGAAAGAACACCACAATGAAGACTCCTTCTAGCATCGTACGTCCATAGGGCGACGTGACTGCATTAAGAAACCACCGCAGGCGAGGTCCGAGATAGTCCTCCGAATCACGCTTGATCGGGGGTGGCGTGGTAGCAGGGTTGGGTACCTCAGCTCCACCCTGGGTCTTGTGCTTGAACACAGCCATCTTAGATGAAAAATCTGGCTTTTTCTTCAGACCCGACACGATGATATCCAGCCGCTCATCAAAGTCGTCCGGAATAGGAACCTTGTGTCGTTCTAGAATGTCACGAAGACCCATTACTATTAGCTTAGAACTTCCATTTTTTATCACACTCCAGACAGGTGACGAAGGTCGTCATGGGCTCATCTGCGGAGCGAGTCTGGAGCTGGTAGAAGTCGCAGCGGGTCTTCTTCTTACACGAGGAGCAGTGGAGGAAGATGGAGGCCGTAGACTTCTTCGAGTACATTGCCTTCTTCTTGTCAATGATACTCTGGATCATCGCCTTCCATCGCCCGGGGTTCAGATCGACCAGCGTAGAATCCACGAACTTTGTGACGTCCATGTCCTTTGCCATCTCGCGGTAGGGATACAGACTGACCGCGCGGCTGCGGTACATATCCACAAAGACCGTGTTGGTCCAGTCAATGTCTACGAACCACTTCTGGGCATCATTGATGCAGCGGTTCAGAATTGCCACCTCAATCTCCTCGCTCTCAAACTTCTCACGCACACGATCGCGCATGGGGTGATCTACGAACACGTTGGATGCGTGAAGCATGTGAACGGTGACATGGGGACGGGTCTCACCTTCCTCCGTCTCCTCCGGCTCATCCTGAACCGGATCACCGTTGCCGTCATCCTCCTCGTACTCGCCCTCGTTCTCCTCCTCATCGTCCTCATTGAAGGTACAGGTCTGGTAGAATTCGTCATACTCAGCGGACTTCAAGTCCACGTACTTGGTAGCCTGTCGGTCATAGTCGTCAGGATTGGGATTGGCTGACTTGAGCACCGCAATCGATCCTTGGAAAGAGTCGTCATGAAACGGCGGGGGCAGCATGTGCTGATTTGTGTTCTCATCCTCAATCTCCGAGGGAACCGCAAAGAACGCGAAGGAATGCTCTTCGTGAACACACTTGCCTTGGAATTGGAGAGTGGGCTGCTTCAACTTCTTGCGAAGCCACTCCAGGACATCTGAAGTCTTCGCAGGAATGGTCGTCTCGGACAAGGTACCTGCTGTTGCAATGAGAGTTGCGACAACCATCTTGAGGTCTCTGTCTTAGACGTTCTTGTTTCTGTTTTGTCTAGATCGGTTGTCTCATCCTGTGGGCGGTGCCGCTGGTGCCGCTGGTGCCGCTGGTGCCGGTGGTAACTGCGGGCCCCTAGCTACACCGCCTAATGTACTGCTGATCGTATTTCCAATCCAGTCCATGGCCTTCTGACCATACCCTGTTGCGAGCGTGATCGCAATCCACACTGCGATAACGGTCAGAATGAAATAACTAAATCCACCGAGAACACTGCCAATCAACTCTGTGTTGGAAGTTCCAACTGTCTTCGGAACTGGAGGTTGAACAATCTTGAACGATTTCTTACATTGGATCGGATTGCCAGTGCAGTCAAGCGGAGGAGCCGGCTTGTAAAACACAGCGTCCGCAATCTCGTGCAGTACGTCACCGGGCGGCGTAATCGGAAGGCGTTTGATATTGCCCATGTCTCCCTCAGCAATTCCGATAGGCTCAGCCATCACAACAACACGGGTTCCATCCTTGTTTTTCCACGTGTAGAAGGGCCGGTCAGACTGTAGCACATCTGCAATAGTCCAGCTTGTCAGACCCGTGACCTGAACATCAGGGAATCCAGTCAAGATATCAGGTGTTCCGCCCAGGATATTCGGGATACTACTCGCGAATGCATTAATGAACTTTCCACCCTTCTGTATGTTCGGAGAGATCTTTAGCGGAATCAAAATGACAATACTCGTTCCAACACCGGGACTGTTTTTCATGGTAAACTCACCGATCTGAAAACAAGCATCGTACTGTGCCCCCTCAATACGAAGAGGAAACGGCTGGTACACACTCATAAGAGTAACGTCAGATCCCGGGGTTGGTAGCGCAAAAAAGGCTGGGGCCGGCGAACTATTAACTGCGCCCATTGTGATCTACATGCCATAATAATTAATGCTAAATGGCAACGTAGGCTTCATGAACAGCTTAGTCAGTGCGCCGTGGTTGTTGTAGTTGATAGCATAACTACCAAGTGGGTCTTTCACATCATCGGAGGGGTTCCAGATGCGGTTTGACTTGATAATGGATGCTGTTGATTTTAAGGTGTTGATCAAGTCTTCTTCTTCGGCCAGCTGAGCATCATACATGGACACATAATCTGATGCATTATTTCTCCACACTTCGTCCCGGTTGGATAAGACTGTGGGTGGATCCGCCGTTGCCGACTTGTCTGTTTTCTTGTCTCCGTTGGATGGGAACTTTGGGCTATAGTAGCACCCGCCAGCACAGTTTACGTTGCCTTTTGGACCAAAGTGAAGTCCTCTGGGATTGGCTGGAGTTGATGCAAACGGGGGGTTTGGTAAGTTACTTGGAGGAAGCTTGACCTTTGTGTTTGAAGAAATCATAGGTAGGACGTTTCGCGTGAGTGTAATTGCAGAGGATGATGTACCTGCTCCAGCACCCACCGAACACCCAGCACAGTTTTTGGATCCAGTGACTGTGAGATTAATATTTGGAGACTTCCCAGGGTTGAAGGGCTGTGGTGTGTCAGTAGCCGGCGGCGGAGGCGGAGGAGGAGGTGCTGGCGCAGGTGCCGATGGTTTGTTCCCCATTGTCTCTACCCGACAAAACAAGTATCACGAAGAAACAAGATGAGTACACCGCCGTCAATATTGCAATCCACGACTCCTCCTTCGACATCTGAGCCAGGAGCGCCTCAGGATGTCCCTTGGTGGGGAGCCATTATCTTGGCGATTAGTGTTGCCATTGTATCTGTTGTCGGAACTGCCTATGCGATGCGTCCCGCCGTACCAGGTGCTGTGTCGGCACCTGGAGTCGGTTCACTGATTACTGACTCAATCACGTTTCTTCCCCATATCCTGATTCTGTTTGGTGTTCTTGCCGACATCTTCACACTGCAGGGCGCGTACTCCATTCCCAGTCTCGTAGCCATCGGCTCCCTTCCGCTGAACTACGCGCTCAAGTTCTTCTGGGATGGAATTGCGACAGTTTTGGCGGGCGCATATGAGATCATAATGACTTCGAAGGCACCCGCGGTGGTGGCCGCGGTGGCGCCCACTTCAGGTGGAGCCATGTCCGGGTGGGATGGATGCGAGATCAAGGGCTTTGAATTCCTCAGCAGCAAGTATGCTCCTCAGGGACTCGTTGTAACCGCTACCGTGTTTTGGTACTATCTGCTGGATCTGATGATCAACCGTAACCCGATTGACAGCGCAGTGACATGGGCTGCCTTCATCGCTTTCTTTGGTATCCAGGCATATCAGCTGAAGGAGTGCGAGAACCTGAAGGGTAGTTTCCTTATCAAGACGTTCATCGCCATGGCAGAGGGGTTTGTCATTGGTGGAATTGGATACGGCATTGTTCAAACGACCATTCCGTCCCGTCTTCCCTCTGCAGTTCTGCCCGTGGGTCCTAACATCAGCTCGCTGACAAAAAATGCCGATGGAACCTTCGTTGATAAATCAGGCAATAAGTTCATCGTTGGACCTGATGGACGCCCGATCCCCGAGTCCTTCCTGACAGCCGCAGCCCAGGCAGCAGCGCCTCCTGCGAAGCAGCCTACATGCTCCTAGCCTTCCGGATAAGAGTGTAGTAGACAATCATATTCGCGCCTGAGTGACGGCCCACCTCAGCTCCGTTCTTGAAGATGACAATCGTGGGTACCACCTGGATCCCCATCTTCTTTCCAAGGCCATTCATATCTACATGGGTATTGACCGAAGTCCACTTCACATCCGGAAACTCCTCCTTCAAATCTTCAATCGCCGGCTTAATAACCTGGCACGGCGTACACGACGGAGACCAGAAATGGTATGCCTCAACTGTCATTCTCTACCTTATCTACAGTGTCTATTTGTAAATGACCCCGCTCGGCGCGGATCACAGGTGTCTTGGAGATCACCTGACGAACCAGGGCAACGTCACGCGCCTTACACATTTCAGCAAACGCCTTGTACAAGTGCTTGTCAATCAACTCCTTGTCCAGTGTGTCAATTGAAGTCCGCATCCAGGTCACAATATCCTTCTGCTGCGTCGGGCCACCCATGATCCGGAGAGGGCAGCCAGGAAACAGCTCATCCACTACAACGGGAATCTCGGGCTTGGGAACCACACCATTCACGATATCCTGTGCCATCTTGTCCACGACCGCATTGTTCTTGGACAGCTCATCCAGACCCCCCGTGTGGGCCTTGACGTGGATGAACCGATGGGACTTGAACTTGGACAACCGTGCCGTGATGTCCTTGATGAGATCCTGATGGAGAACGTCCTTGCCTGCGGCCGTCTTCCAGCCCTTGTTCATCCAGCCCGGAAGCCACGAAGTCAGGCAGTTGATGGAATACTCCGAGTCAGAATACACCACCAGATCGCAATCGGTCTCTCCACGATCTTGAAGGGTGGTCACCGCCAGCAGGATGGCCGACAGCTCGGCACGGTTGTTGGTCTGATCTTGGTCGTCAGGGACTCGGTGGGCAGTGGACCAGGCAGGGTGATCAGGAAACCATGCGGCATATCCAGCCTTGGCCCCCTTTCGTCCGTTGCTCGTGCAAGAACCATCAGTGAATACGCGCATGTCTCTTACTTGTTCTTTGCTTCTAATTCCATTTCAAACCGCCGCGGGTCATCCCACAGCAATGAGTCCAAGGCGCCATAGACCTGAGGATACGTACGCGAGCAAGGCAGGGTGGTCACAATACAGCGGGACACGATCGCAGACTGTAACAATGGCTCCTCGATGTGAAACCACACTCGGCAACGAAAAGACCGCTGTTCCAGAGACCGACGGAGCATCTGTTGACAGGCCAAACTCAAAAAGTGAGAATGCCAAATTAGCAATACACGGACTCGCGTAGACCGACGCGAAGGCGCAAACGCAATCCACTGCGAGAACCATCTCGCAAAATCATCCATTGAGTTGGACACCGCAGCATCCACTTCATCAAATTCACACTGGTCTGCGTACTTGGTCTTGTAGGCATCCCAAAGTGTTTTCGTTTCCTTGTCGTTCATGCATTCGTATAAAATCCGATGGGGTGGGGGGAATTCAGACATTACTCGGCCTTGTCACTAGACCCCACGATCCGTTTAACAGGGATATCGGCAGAGATGATGTAGATGCTGTTCTCCGTCGCAACAATGAAGACCTTCTCCTCCTTGATACGCGAAATGGTCTCAATCGGGGACGTGTACTCCGTGTCGGACTTCACCAGGAACTTGGTGGTGTCCTGGACACCGATACAGCACGTCTTTGAGAGACTATCATTGTAATAGTCCAGGTAGATCGGCTTGTCATTCTCAATCGCAATCTTGGCGGCGGCAGCCATAACGGTGGCAGAGGGCACGGCACTCATTTTCTTTGACGCAAGGACTTACGGCGACTCTTTCTACCGCGACGGCCCGTCCGGCGACGACCGCCGTGCCTGGGTGGATAGGCAGGTATGACAATCGCAAGGGGTCTGTTGCCGAGTAGCTGCAATATAAATCGTAAATCACTTCTAATTTCATGCTCTGGCATCATACCCTTCTGGTTGCGTAGAGCATCCAAGCTCTCCCTTGCCATCTCACCATCCTCGCCTATAAAAAATTGAGGGTCGAGTCCTTCGATATCCGAGATAACATTGTCAAGCTCTCCGAGTCCTTTAGAGTCGACAAGATTTTCATAGATTTCTCGGAGTCTTTCCTCTTTCGAGGGAGGAGGTTGCGGTGCCATTACTAGAGCTTGAGAGAATCGTCCAGCTTGAACCGGCTCTTCATGTTGAGGCACGGCGTATCGGCCTTGGGGATCGCCAGCAGGGCCCGTACCGGATCCTTCACCTCAGGAACCTTGGCAGCCACCGCAAAGACGAACCGAACCAACGCATCCACGTGCTCCTCCGTAGCGGGTGTCTTAGGCTGACGGATGGCCTCCTTCATCTCGTCCAAGATCGTCTTCACGAAAGCCGACATCACCTCCTGCGGGAGCAGACTACGGCTGAACAGCTCGGCCACATAGACTGCAAAGGTCCGCTTCTTCTCCTTCTGTTTGGTCCACGCAATGATCGCATCGGTGTAGCCCGCCTCTGTATGATGAGGAACAATGGTCACGTTCGTATCCGCATACAGCGTATCGAACATCATCACCTGAACCATGAGATCCTGGCGGGCATCCGGGTACGCCGACGCAATATCCCGGTACGCATCGGCCATCAGAGGAGCATAGAAGCTCTGCTGAATGCCTCGGTCAAACAGCAAGGTCGTCACGCGGAGACGGAACATGGAGTCTCGCTTATCCAGCCGCTCCATTATGGCCACCATCATCTTGTCGTAGGTCTGCTTGGTCAGCTTGTTGAGGAACGCATTTACCTCATCGTAATCGGCATCGTCCTTCTCACGGACCTTGCGGTGAACGGCCAGCATCGCCAACTCTCGCCAGTTGGATGCCTCCTCGGCAGGTGCTCTGCGGATCACCTGTCGCCGAAACGACGGCTTGAAGGAGATCTTGAGCTTGGAGATGATGGTGCGGATGGCATCCGAAAGTGCAGGACGGGGGCTGGTGCGAAGAGAATAGAGAGTGGTGATGTCCATCCTTTCTTCTCTTCTGTTTAGACAATCGTATCCGTTTTCTACCAATGGGTTCGTGTTTAAGTGTCGATCAACCCATGATGACAATCGGTATCAAGACAGTGAGAGCTTCGAAGTTCAAGACCATCAAGACATTCAGGGATGCCATGATTTTGGCAGGGAAGTTTCCAGCTGACGACGCTGCAATCACGCTCATCAAGGACGAGATTGTGAGCTTTACCACGGCGGGCGCTAAGTTTTACTTTGTGGACGGAATCAACTACAAGGGAACCACAATTCCAATTCGGAAGCTCTATGGTAAATAAAACGGATTCATAGCCCACAATAGAAGTAGAGGGTGGCTAAGATGACTGACTTAACCCCCATGCCCAAGACGTGGATCCTCTGGTACCACGATCCGAACGACAACAACTACTCCGAGGCGTCGTACACCAACATCGCCACCCTCTCCACTCCAGCTGATTTCTGGACAGTCATTGATGCGATTTCCAAGGATGCGTGGGAATCTGGCATGTTCTTCTTCATGCGTGAAGGATACCGCCCCCTGTGGGAGGCACCCGAGCACATTCGTGGAGGTGCTTGGTCCAAGAAGGTCGATGCCAAGGACACCTGCGAGGTCTTCATTGACGCCATGGCACACTGCTTTGTCAATGACTTTCTAGTCAATTACAAAGAGGCGATCGTAGGTGTCTCCGTGTCCCCCAAGGGACAGTTTCACATCATCAAGATCTGGAACACAACCACCAACATCACAGACAAGAAGCTCTTTACTCCGAGCCTCAAGATGAAGTCCACGGACGACATCGTCTACAAGGCTCACAACACACGTCCCAAGTGAGGTCCTCCGAGCGTCCGAAGTGATCAGCAAGCACATTCAGAAAACCACCAGATAATCACGGCACACATGCAGGTATGCGAAATCACCAAGATAACATTGGTCGTATCGTTGCTCATGACAGCGTGAAGAGATACTTGATCTGATTTAAGTCAGCAAGAATTTCATCCCGGATATTCAGCAGGTCGGAGTCCGTCTTTTTTATCATCCGAGGCAGCTTGGTCGACAGCCACATACCCGACTTACTGATAAAGCCACGAATGCCCGTCACTGTCAGATTTTTCACTCCCAGCGTCCGCTTCACGTGCGGGCGTCCGTAGCGGCCCATATAGACCTCTACGAACGTATCAATGTTGGTGTCTAGTTTCGCAATCAGGTCATCCGTTGCCTTGTGCTCGGCAAACGAGCGCGTCTGCCAGTGATAGAGCTTGATCTGCTCCCGCATGTTGAAAAAGGTAGACACGATCTCACCTCCCTTGGTGGACTTGCGAGTCCGTCCGCGACCAAACACCTTGCGACGAGTCCCCATGGCACCGATACCTCCCGGCGGGATTGCGGGGGGCGGCATGGCCTTCTGGCGAATCTCCTCCATTTGTGCTGGTGTGGGCTGGGGCTTTTTATCAAAAAAAGCATTCATCTGAGCTTTCTTTACGGCTTCATTGGGATCCTGCGCAGGAGGCGGAACCGGGTAAAGCGGGGGCAAAGAAGGAACTGGAGCAGGAGATGGAGGCGGGGGTGACAGACTTCCAGGAGGAGACGGTGCGCCCATGGGAGACGGGGGTTCCTGGACGGCAACATAGGGGGCAGTGGGTGATCCAGATCCAGCAGGAGTGTAGATGCCGGTCCACTGCATATCCTCAAGAAGAGCGCGTTCTTGTGACCCAAGCGGCGCAGCTGAAAAACGAGTTTGCCACTCGGAATTCTGTTCGGGGGTCCAATCGTCCATTATACTATCTAAAGTCAGGATTCCAGCGGGACAACCATGCCTCGTTGAAGACATCCTTCAAGAACCAATTTAACCGCTTATTCTGGGTTGCGTGACCAAAGTCGATGATCCAAACATGACCATCCTTGTAGGTGAAGTTGTAGGGCGTCACATCCTGATACTGAACTCCATGCTGCCACAGAGTCCATAATATCTCGCGGACTTCCTGCCGGACCTCGATAGGCAGATCATCGGGTTCGTCACCGAACCGCTCGGACAAGGTCGGTCCTACGTGTTCCATCTCAATGTAGGTTCTCTTGTCAGTGCGAACGATGCAGGGAGCTAATCCTAACTTAGCGGCTAGTGTCTGAAGCTTAACCTCGCGAGACACGTGCCTCTGCGGCGTGTTATCAAAGGTCTTGCGGTACATGGTAAGGTCTATTCCAACGGACAGAATAGATCCGTTTTACTTGAACGAATCCACTTTTAGAAGGACCAGGTACCTCCCAAACCAGAGTGGTAGATTGCCAGCGGGGGTTTCTGTCCTGTAGTTGCTATCGCCGCGCGAGTAGGCGCAAGGCAGTTCTTCTTGAGCCAGACACCCGGCTTAGCCTGAATGCTGTCAGGGATCTCGGTGGGAGACAAGCAGGTATTCGGGTGGACCTCGCGGTACTCGGTCGCATTGACGTTGAAGGGGAACATCTCCTCTGTCTCCAGCAAGAATACACCATCGGCCTTTGCGTCCAGGATACCTGTACGCAGGTAATAGGGACCTGTTGTCCGGTTGATATACTGCGAACTGAAGTCGATGGCTCCCAGACGGTCATCCGCAATAAGACGCTCAAGGACCTTGGACCACTGCACCGCAGCAAAGAAGCTGTTCGTCAGGTACAGCATGTCATTCGCACCCTTACACTCCAGTCCACACGGGTCTTCGTTACATCCGATGAACTTGTACTCGCCCTGTGATGCCTTGGTAATAGCGGCGTAGAACTCATCACCTGTCTCGAAGAGAGAGTCAATGTAGACACCGCCGTGGGTGTACACAATCTCCAGACGCGCCAAGTCGGCCACCTGAGCCCAGCGAGACTGGCCGGACTTCTTGCCCTCCTCAATTGCCAAGTCCTGGTAGGCAATGGTGCTAGGGAAGTTCTCGCGGTTCCTGTCATCGTTCGTCCACAACCGGTAGGCATATCCGTTGCGCTTGGCCGCCTCGCGGTTGAGATCGAAGAGATACTGGCGCCAAGGGGGGATGGCCGCACCACCCATCCAAATCTGGTGAACCTTCTTGGGAACGACACCCAGTACGTTCGGTCTCCTTTCTGCTTCGGCTACCATGGATGCCTCCAGTTCCTGGCGCTCCTTCGCAGCCTGTTGGCGCTCGTTCAGGGGAATCGGGGCAAGAATGGGTGCCGTCAACATCTCGAACGGATTGACCTTCTTTGCCGAAGGACCCTGCTGGATCAGAGACCACCGGATGCGGGACACGAAGATATAGCTCTCAAACAGGTGGCGGTTGATGTCCTCCAGCGTCTCGCACATCCGCAAGAGCAGGCGGAGAGTACGGCTGCGATGGGAGAAGAAGATCGGTTGGGCAATATCAATCTTGATATCCGCAAGGTAGTTGCTACGAGCACGGGCTCCCCGATTCGTCGCAATGACTTCAATGCCGGGTTGAGGAGTACCCTGAATCGCCCCGATATTGACATCGACATCGTGTATCAAGTAGTACAGGATCTCGGCAATTGGGGCAGTGTAGGGGAGAATGACGGGTTCCTTGGGGAGAGGCTGCACCCCGCGTGTAGCGGCAAAGGCCTTGGCGTCTTCGTAATTTTTGATTGCGACCTTCTCGTACGGTCCAAACGTCTTGTCAAACGGAATCACGTAGAACATCGGCTTCCCGGTTTCTGTATTGACGGTCTCACGCATCCACTTCAGGTAGGGAGCGAATGCACTCACGCCATCGGGAGTGTTGAAGGCAATGAACTCGTAAAAGTATCCGCCCGGGCGATCACAGTTCAACCGGTTCGTGACCTCGTCATTGTAGCCTATCGGGTAGCGGTCGTTCGAAGCACCCTGATCTGCGGCTGCCTCTTCAGCCGTCAAACACGCGGGGTGTTCAATGATGGCATCCTTGACATCCGCGGCACCGTTGAACTCGAAAGGCTCATACTTGTCCGTGAGCCACAGGTACTCAATCGGAAGCTGAATGATATTGACACCGAGCACCAAGTTCTGCATCGTAAAGACCATGGATAAGATGCGATCGTCAGCCTTGCCATAATTGTCCGGCTTGTGGCTCTCGCTGGACCACCCATCCAGAAGGCGATGAGCGGCAGGTGTATCCGCAAAGAACATGGTGCCTCCCGATGTCTCAAAGATGTACGGATCGAAACACTGCCAGTCTTTGAATGCGATGTTCGAACGGGGATCACAGTTCCATCCGTGTGCCATGAAGTCAACGTTCAGCATGTCAAAGATCTTGGGGTACTGGCGGAGGAACATGTCGCCGTCAATGTAGAGAACACCACGACCACCGCACGCCTGAAGGGCCTTCTTGATGAACAAGGGCTTCGCATTGATGGCCGATTGATAGTTCTTGGGCCAATTCTCCGCCAACTCCGGGTACTGTTGCGACAGAAAGTTACAGTTCATCGCTCGGCATGTAGCCTCCCATCCCTCAATCATCACGTCAAGGGACGTGGGCTGTTTCGACAGACCACCATCGCCGCGGCGTCTGGGATCGGGATTCGTGGATGGCGGACGAGCATTATACGCAGGAACAATTTCATCCCGAATCTTCTTCTTGGTGTCTTCACGAGCAAAGTGCTTGTTCAGGTAGGCCACGCGAGTCGCCTTGGCCTTGAGCCAGGCATCCATGTCAGCTGCGGAAGGATTGAGCCACCGCCCGTCGTCGTCCTCCACCTTAGCCAGCGCGGGCTGCCACTCATTTTCAACAAACGCAGCATAGATCTTATCGCTCACGAGCAGCTCCTCTTCGATGTCATTCTTGACCTGCGTCATGATGATATCGGGACACGGACGTCCAAGATTCGCATTGATCTTGCCACTTCCCCACCAGTAGGTCGCCACGACGAATCGGCTGTTGGGATTGATAATTGTGGGCTTAAGCGGATAGCTATTCACGGCCTTCTCTGCGAGAGCTGTGGCAGCAGCAGACAGATCCGCCTTCTTGCTCCTCGCCTGCTCGGTATTGAACTGTGCTAGGATCCGCTCGTAGCTAGCCTTCACGATAGCAAGAGACGCGTCGCTCACGTATCCCGGGGCAGCGTTGGATCCCCTGTTTGCCGCTGTAGCTCCGTCGAGTTCCTCCTTCGCTGCTTCGAGGAGGCCGATCAGATTTTCCAGGGTAGCTCCACCATGAAGACGAGGAGTGCGATGACGTCCTCCGCGCCTAGGTGTTTTGCGTCCAGTCATTATCTTAATCAAAGATCAGTTTTAGGAGGAAGAAGGCGGAAGGGGCATCAGACACAGCTTGATATCGCCAAGATTCGCAATCACATAGCGAATCATGATGAACCAATCGTTCTTCATGTGGACCTCCAGGTTGTTGGAGAGGTTGGAGCACTTGGTAAACAACACCAGGTGCGGCAGAGAGAAGGATCCGCTCACAATCTCGGTAGACTCATTCTTGCTGACCGACATCTCTGCGGCCGCGTCGCCCATGGTCACCGTCTGCGACGCAAAGGGTCCCTTGCAAGAAAACGTCAGAGTGTTGCCGACATTCTTGATATCCACCGTCTTGGCCGAAAGCAGGGTCATGTCGCGGCAGATCTTCTGGAAGTCCAGAGACGGCATCGTCACGCGGGCCGAGAAGACCGTCTCCGGCATCGTGATATCCGACTCATCGCAATCCAGCAGATTCAGGCGATACTTGATACGACGACCCTTCTCACCATTCTCAATCGTGATGGTCAGGTGGTTGGACTCCGCCTTGGAGACTGAGAACGTGATCGTGTCATCGTTCGTCACCGTCTTCACGATACGGTAGAAGTGATCCGTATTCAGACCCACACTCAGCTTCGGGGCTTTGTTGTTGTACTCGTACTGTTCAAACTTGTTCGCATACAGTCTCATGTGAGTCAGGACTGTACGGGAATTGTCCATGGCAATCATGCGGATCCCATCCTTGTCAAAGACCAGGCTCATCTCCACCAGCATGGACTTGAGGCCTTCGGCGAGGGTGCGGATGGGCGACGTCTGCACAGTCTTTGCAATCACCAGGTCGTCTGAGTCGCGGCTCATTTATGTATCATGGAGGCTCGGTGTCTAAGTTGTTCTACGCACTTTTACTCTTAGAGGAGCCTTGGCGACGTGTCTTGCGGCGCTTCGATCCAGCAGGAAGGCAGTTAAAGAACTCCCCCTTGGCGTTCTTGCGGTAACCGTAGACCTCGTAACCCGGCGAGCACTTCTTTTTCGCAGCAGCGAGGCGTTGCTTCAGGGTCTGGCGACGTGTCTTCATTATTCTATGTAATTATTTGGTGACTTTGAGAATCATGACTCCAGATGCGATGAGGGCAATCGCGAGATAGTCGTGTAGGTGAAGAACCTCCTTGAATAACAGAGTACCCGTGACAGTGGTCGCAACCACGGAAAGGCCGGACCACAGGGCGTTTGTCATTGCGAGTCCAGAGCTCTTGTAGGTCTGGCACAGCAGGAATCCAACGCATCCGTAGAATAGCAAACCTACGGCAAACAAGGGCGCGTAATTGACGCTTTCTTTGAAACACGACATTGCGGCGGTTTCGCATGCGACGATGAGCAGTACATAGAAATAGATCTCGTACATTCTTACTTCTTCACGAAGAAAGGAACAAAGAACAGTATCACGATTCCGATCAAGACGCCAATGTCAATGGTACGCACCAGCTTCTGATCGCGTTCCGGTAGTTCCATGAACTCCTTCATGTAGGACGGTGGCTTAGCCCAGCCCCACATCCAGCCAAGAAAGGTGGGCTTCAACCGATCTTTGCACGCATAGATCATGTCATACCAGGCTAACGCGACGTACGCAACGCAGGCCAGCAAGAATGCCATGAGAATGCGGTGAGCCAGGGGCTTAAAATGGGGCATCCAGTAGACCACCAGTACAAAGAGGGAAAACACGAGACACTTTGGGTTAAGTGTAAGGTCTGTTCCAAATAATCCGCCGCCCATTACTTAGTATAGGTAATATAAATCAGAGAGTACATTCCAAGTAACGTCTGGAACGCAATAAAACGATACGAGAAGAGCAGATCCCAGACGGTTGCGATCGTGACAGTTCCAGTCATGATCAGGGCATCTGCGAGCAAGATTGTCCACCCGCCCTCGTCCGCGTAGGCCTTGAACACATCAATCATCTGGTTCTGACCCTGCGGCACAGCCAGGATGACAAAGTAAAAGAAGAGATCGTGAAGCACCTGAATGAAGATAGACGCAAACACCAGTCCAAGTCCCCAGGCATTCGGAAAGAAGAACGTAGCAAGCAGAACGCCGATGACCGCACTCAGAACATCCGCAGACACCGCTGCCAATCCAAACTTGTCATACCACAAGTTCAGGGCACCAGCCGGCGGGAGAAACGGAACGCGCTGCCCAGGGCCAAGCTTGGTAATCATCATCACAATGAAATCCACCCATATCGCAGCACCAATCAACGAGATCAACCGCATTACTTGTTACGGCGAGTTTTTCCGTGGCTCATGCGAGACGACTTCTTCCGTGACACGATACGGCCCCACTTGTTCATCTTGAGATCTCCCTTCTTCAGTCCACCCGCGGTGTGATCCGCCGTTCCATGCATGACCTGCGCACGAGATCCAACTGCCTTCATGTGCATTTGTATCACATCAAGAAAACTTTAGAAACGGGTAGACAGAGGGTCTAACGTACGCAGTGTTCACGAACACAGTTGCGTCATCGCAACGTCCGCAGTAGATATCATTAGACCACACAAACGGAAAGGAAATTCCAGTCTCTCCGTCACGTAGCTGGCGATTGCTGAAATGCACGAGTGCCTTCTCTCGTACATACGGATAGACGTATCCAGATAAGAAATTCTGATCATACCCTATTCCCCAGTCAAACGGGTTCTGGAGATAGAGATCATACATACCTCGGATACTCAGATTTGCCGACTTACGCATTCCCCACATTCCACCCATGATTCTCGAAGCGTGTAGCAGGTTATCGCGAATAATATGGAAACTATATTCGGGTCTCCTCAGGAAATCATCAATTGCCCATCGGTCTTTCCAATGGACGTGGCTGTCTGCGTCTCGGACAAACATTATTTCCACGTCAGGCTCATCGATAGCAAAGAACCGCTCCACCATGTTGATGGATCCCAGTTTTCCCGTTGGGCGCAGGACTACATTTGAATAGGACGCGACCTGATCCAAAAAAGACTGGTCTACGTCGGGCGCCGTATATAGGTACACTTTCCAATCAGGATAATATGCTCCAATAAGGGAGATATTCTGGAGCATGGACAGGGGATAGTATCTGGGATTTGGGGGTCCGTATAAACAGAAGGAAAAGACCTTAACCATTTATAATGATCTCGGGCAAAGGTTTCGCCGATAGATCCACGTGGATTTACGATTCGAGGTACCGGGAACGTCCCTTCTTGCACTGGGGGTCTAGAGCGGGTGATTGGGTCTTTATTAACGGTGACCACCTTGATCAATTTCTGAGCATCCGTCTTGCCACACCCAAACGGTTCAACCTTGTGATTCACAACTCGGACAGGCCGTTTGATGCCGACCGACTGGTAAGAACGCTGCCCCGAGCTCTCCGGATTTATGCCATCAACACAACTGTCCGGCATCCTCAGCTGACAACAATTCCTCTTGGGTTCCCCGACAGTGCTCTTAAGCATCTGCCAAACATACGTCCGTCAGAGGATCGGTACATTGAAATCTACTCCAACTTTTCAGCCGGGACAAACGTTTCTGCACGCGCCCAGTGTCTGAAGGCATTTGAAGGCGACCCTAGGGTTGTTCGCAAAGAACCGGCTGGACGCACACAGCCCGAGTATTACGAGGACATGTGCCACGCAAAGTTTGTCCTGTGTCCGATTGGAGCTGGAATTGATACGCACCGTGTCTACGAAGCGCTTGCGTGTGGAGCTACTCCAGTCGTACTTCATAGTACACTGGACCACCTCTATGCCACACTCCCTGTTTGTATTGTGAATTCGTGGACAGACCCGTTCTTTGTCCCGCCGGGTACGGCGCGCTTTGGAGTCAATGAGTACTTATGATATGCTGGACTCGGTCAGAGTATTCTCCCTTCCGAATAAAGAGGATGTCAATTTGGGCCGTCATGGTGTGAATCAGATGAATTTCTGAAATATCAAAGGGCACAAATCCGATAGAGTCCATATACTGAATGTACTCGAGAAACGAAGGGCATCGTTCATTGTACTGGCCCGCAAACGGACACTCGAGCAGAACGACGGTTGCTCGGCTCAGGAGAGAAGGTCCACCCTTCATGATCTCAAGCTCGGCACCCTGGCAGTCTATCTTAATAAAGTCAAACGATTGATGAGGAAATAGAGTATCCAGTGTGGTTGCGATGCGAGTCACTGGGGTCACTGTTTCATAGTGGCGAGTCCGCTCACGGAGGATTGAATCACCTGTTCCGCCGATTGACCACCACTGCACGGGTCCAACGGAAGAGCTTACAACTTCGCGAATTAAGGTCGCATTCACGGAGGCAAGCTGTGGGTGGTCATTTGCTTCAATCATAGTGTACGATGCCCGTGGGAACGCGCTTTGAGTATGTCGTGTCCACTCACCACGAAATGCCCCGATATCAAGAATAGTCTGTGGATTGAAACCAATGTGTCCGAGGCGAGTATAGGATGCGGATAGACTCATTTATAGGGTTGTGTAGGCGTCTTTTACACTAGGAACACGCGCTTGAAAATACCCATGACCTTCTCGGGTGTGTAGTCTAGATATCCGCTCTTTGACATGTCCATCTTCCACTCGCCTGATTCCAGGATCCGCAGGACATCCTGCTTGTTCGAATACTGGCAACACAGTCCCCTTGAATTCTCAATATGCGCTTTCTCAGGCGAGTGAGCCCATGTTAAGAACGGCTTTCCAGCAACAGAAAACTCCCCACACGCAAGGCCAAACGTCTCTCCGCGCTGACGAGCGTGAAGCATGACGTCGCATGTGTTGATCATCTTTCGCTTGACGTAGAGCTCGGTTGTAACCGGAAGATAGATCAATCTGGGATGACTGGCAAAGTGATTGGTTGCCATACAGACGAACCACGCGTTCGGATTGCGATTCAGGAACTCAATCACTGCTTCGTGAACAAACGGCAGGTCAAATGATCCGGCCGAGCCGTATCGGCCAACGACCACAGCATCCGATGGAATTCGGAGCTCTTCCCGGAACGAGTCGGTATGGTGATCCACTCGGACCATGTACGGAACAACTGGAAACCGTGTACCGTGAATACGGTTGATATCGTCGTGGATCGCGGCATACACGGTACCATGGGGTTGTTTTGTCGTAAACACGCAGTGAACCACCGACTTGCACATATCGGTTCCCCACTCGTCGCGTTCTCCGCCCTTTTGTGTATAGCAGACGTCAACGGACTGGTTCTTGATGACCGTGTTGATATCGGCACGTGTCTGGACATAGAATACCTGAAAGCGTTTCTCAAACTTCTCGTAGATTGGACCGTACGTGTGTCTTAAGTCGCGAGTTATCACGATCGACTTGTTTCCGAGCAGTGTTTCGTTGCAATCCGCATAATCGTAGACTGCGACCTCAACTCCCCCAAATGAAATACTATTGACCACAAATGCGACCTTCATTTCGTATTAGAGACGTCTATACTTGTAAATGAAATGACTGTTGCAGTCATCACGGGTGTTACAGGTCAAGATGGATCGTATCTTGCCGAACTGCTCCTCAGCAAAGACTACGACGTATACGGAGTTGCCCGCAGGACCTCCTCTTCAAATACAGAGCGGATCAAGGGAATCCTCCAGCACCCACGGTTCTTTCTTCGTGAGGCAGACCTCTGCGACGCAAACTCTCTTCGGACTGTCTTTGAAGAGGTGGCCACGTACGATCGAATTGAGGTCTACAATCTCGCAGCACAGTCTCACGTCCATACCTCCTTCCGCCAACCCGAATTCACTGCGGATGTAGATGGTCTGGGTCCCCTCCGGATCCTGGAAATCTTGCGGTCGATGAATCTGAAGCAGGCGCGCTTTTACCAGGCCTCCACCTCGGAGCTCTACGGCAAGGTGGTAGAGACGCCTCAATCCGAGACAACTCCGTTCTACCCACGGAGCCCCTACGGGTGTGCCAAACTCTACGCATTTTGGATTGTGAAGAACTATCGTGAGAGCTACGGGATGTTCGCCTGTAACGGGATCTTGTTCAATCACGAGTCGGAGCGTCGTGGCGAAGAGTTCATTACCCGGAAGATCACCAAGGGAGTTGCCCGACTGAAGCAAGATCCCACCTTTGTCCTGGAGCTTGGAAACCTGGATGCCCGCCGTGACTGGGGATATGCCCCGGATTACGTTGAGGGAATGTGGCGAATGCTTCAGCAAGACAAGCCGGATGACTATGTTTTGGCGACGGGGGAGACGCATACAGTCCGAGAGTTCTTGGAGACTGCGTGGGGCCCGATTACGTGGAAGGGTGACAGCGGTGAGGATTCAACGGGACGCGTGATTGTTCGTATTAACCCCGAGTTCTACCGTCCTGCAGAGGTTGAGCTCTTGATTGGAGATCCAACAAAGGCGTGGTATAAGCTTGGATGGAAGGCAACCACAACGTTCCCCGAGCTGGTCTCGCGAATGGTCAAGGCAGACACGAAACTGTAGGTGGGTTTCCACACACAGTTTGTTTTTGGGTTTCTTGGCTGGTTTTCTTGTGGTTCTCGGAGGTCTCTAGTTGCTGTACGCCAGGCCACCCATGCCGCTCATCACGCGCAGCACGTTGTAGTTGACGGCGTAGACGCGCACCTGGGCCGTGCGGCCCGAGCGGACCGTGTTCACGGACACCGTGAGCTGGAGCGTGGCCTTGTCGATACGCGAGAAGTTGCACGTGCCCGACGGCTGGTGCTCCTCCGGCTTGAGCGCGAAGGAGTACACGTTGATGCCCTGGGTCGGCGTGCGGCTGTGGTGCTGGTACGGCTGCACGCGGGAGAAGTAGCGTCCCTCGCGCTCCGTGAAGCGGTCCTGGCCGTTGAGCTGGAGCTTGGCAACCTCCACCGGGTTCTTGCCCTCGCAGCGCACACCGGACTGGAGGATGACCTTGGCGAGCAGGTAGTTGGTCGTGTCCTCGAACACGACACCCTGGTCGTTGGTGAGGTTGGTGTCGAGCCACGACGCGCCGTTGAGCGACGGGCCAGCACCCGGGGCACCGCCGATACCGCCGACGAAGTACGGGCCCGACGGGCCGTCGTTCAACGTCGTGGGCACCTGCGCCTGCGTGCCACCAGTCGCGAGCGAGCCGCGGGCGAGGACGTCCATCACGATGCCCTCCGTGGAGAAGTCATCCGTGTAGTTGAACGGCTGGCATCCGTTGACCTCCGTGATGAAGGACTGGTTGGGCGTGCAGTCCACGAACGAGTCGCGCTGGACGACCCACACGAGCTCCTTCACCGGGTGGTTGAAGTTCAGCTGGATCTTGTTCGAGCTCGACGTGATCGACTCGGCACCCGTGAACTGCAGCTGCTCGATGAGGTACT